TAAAAGGTATGTGCTCAAGGGACTGCTTGCACTCAGTAAAGACAGTCAACCAAGCACACAACTTAAAGCACTGGAACTCATGGGTAAAGCCTGTGGCCTGTTTACACCTAGTGATGTTCAAGACAAAGCGCCTGTCACTGCTGACCAACTCAAGCGTGAACTTGCAAGCCACTTGCGCTTGCTCAAGGGGGATCGGTCATCGGTACAGGACGTGCAAGCCACTGCGTTTAAACAGAAGCTGACGTGATGATGCCCCACCCTTGCGATGTTCGTGTGTGTGCGTCACCCACCACCCCCGTACCCCCCGCTGTGGCCGCTGACCACCCGCCCGTCTATTACGCTCTATTCCACTCTTCCATACATCTCCCACAGAAACACCCCCCCCTATCCAATCCAATTCCAAACCCCCCACCCTATATATATTTTCGTTTAAACACTTGCGAACGTTCTCATTATCGTTTAAACTCACATCAATGACCAAGCATAGGCAATTAGTACTAGATTTCATCAGGGCGTATATTCGGCTCCATGGCGTGCCTCCGTCCTATGAAGTTATTGCCAAAGGAATTGGATTGAGTTCTAAGTCGAATGTCCACAGGATCATCCACCGTTTAAAGGAGGATGGCCACCTTACGGTTCGTCCGTATAAGTTCCACTCCATTAAGCTAGTGGATAAGTCTGTTAAAGAAATGGCTGCGTTATGAGCCTACTGACCCGTAAAGAGATTGAGCTGTATTTGACGCTTGCCGACACTGCACCCCCCGCAGAAAGAGCCAAGGTTCAGAAGCTGCTAGAGTTTGATCGTGTGGAGCGCTGTAAGGAGTCTTACCTGTTCTTTGTCCAGCAGATGTGGCCTATTTTCATCTCTGGCAAGCACCACGCCATAATGGCAGATGCCTTTGAAAGGGTCGCTAGGGGCGACCTTAAGAGGTTGATCATCAACATGCCTCCTAGGCATACCAAGTCTGAGTTTGCTTCTTATCTGCTCCCGTCGTGGTTCTTGGGTAAGTTTCCTGAGAAGAAGATCATTCAGACTGCACACACCGCAGAACTTGCTACAGGCTTTGGACGAAAGGTTAGGAATCTTGTCTCTTCAGAGAACTATCAGAAGGTGTTTGATACAAAGCTATCGAGCGATTCAAAGGCCGCCGGTCGCTGGAATACTCACGTGGGTGGTGATTACTTCGCTATTGGCGTTGGGGGTGCTGTCACAGGTAAAGGAGCCGATCTTTTAATCATTGACGACCCGCATTCGGAGCAGGAAGCCAAGCAAGGCAACCCTGCGGTGTTTGATAATGTCTATGAGTGGTTCACATCTGGCCCTCGGCAGCGATTGCAACCCGGTGGGGCTATTATCATTGTGATGACTCGCTGGTCAAAGCGAGACTTGACCGGCCAGATCCTCAAAAACGCAGGAAAAGATGGCGTAGATCAATGGGAAATCATCGATTTTCCGGCAATCATGCCTTCTGGAACGCCTTTATGGCCCGCTTTTTGGTCAAAAACAGCGCTAGAAGCGCTAAAAGCTGAACTACCAGTCGCTAAATGGGAAGCTCAGTACCAACAGAACCCCACATCCGAAGAAGGCGCAATCATTAAGCGCGAACAATGGACTATTTGGGATAAAGATACACCCCCGCAGTGCGAATACATCATTCAATCGTGGGATACAGCCTTTGAAAAGAACAACCGCGCAGACTATTCAGCCTGTACAACATGGGGTGTCTTCCAACACCCCAACAAAACCGGTGACATGAGGCCAAACATCATCCTGCTAGATGCGTTTAAACAACGTATGGAGTTTCCAGAGCTTAAGAAGATGGCTTTGGAGCTTTATCAAGAATGGGAGCCAGATACATTGATTGTGGAGAAGCGTGCAGCAGGTGCTCCGCTTATCTATGAGATGCGTAAGATGGGAATACCGCTTTCTGAGTTTACACCGGGCAAAGGAAACGATAAGATCTCGCGTGTAAACGCAATCTCCGATCTGTTTGCTTCAGGTGTTGTCTGGTGTCCAGAGACTCGTTGGGCTGAAGAAGTGATGGATGAACTGGCCTCCTTCCCCAATGGCGATCATGACGACCTTGTTGACTCTTCAAGCCAAGCTTTGATGAGATTCCGTCAAGGCGGGTTCATATCCATCGATTCTGATGAGCCAGATGAACCTGTATATCGCAGACGCATGGAATATTATTAAGGACTCAAATGAGTATCGACAAAGCAATTAGCCAAGCACCTATGGGTCTTTCAGACCTCCTCGAAGACATTGGCGTGGACGTTGAATTAGACGATCCCCTTATCATTGAAGAGGAAAGCGTTGAGATTATTCTAGAGCCGGAATCAGAATACGACAGCGATTTTGATGACAACCTCGCAGAAATCCTTGACGACGGTGCTTTAGGCAAGATTGCCTCTGAGCTTGTAGAACTCGTAGAAGCTGACATAGCCTCCCGCAAAGACTGGGCAGAAAGCTTTGTCAAAGGCTTGGAAGTCTTAGGCGTTAATTATGAAGAACGCACAGAGCCATGGAATGGAGCCTGCGGTGTTTACTCTACAGTCCTGACAGAGGCTGCGATTCGGTTCCAATCCGAGTCCATCATGGAAACCTTCCCTGCCGCTGGCCCTGTCAAGACAGAAATCATCGGTGCGATTGACCGCCTGAAAGAAGAAGCAGCCGAGCGTGTGCAGGCTGACATGAACTTTAAGCTTACAGAAGAGATGCCTGAGTACCGTCCTGAACATGAGCGGATGCTGTACTCCTTAGGTCTGTCCGGCGCAGCCTTTAAGAAGGTTTACTACGACCCAGCCATGGAGCGTCAGGTTGCAGTGTTCATTCCTGCCGAAGACATGATTGTCCCCTACGGTGCTTCTAATCTCCAGAACGCAGAACGTGTTACCCATGTGATGCGTAAGACCAAGAATGAAATGCGTCGCCTACAGGTGAGCGGTTTCTATCGGGATATAGACTTAGGTGAGCCTGTCCAGCATCTTTCAGACATTGAGAAGAAGAAGGCAGACCAACAAGGTTACAAAGCCACAGACGACGACCGCTACCAGCTTTTGGAAGTCCATGCGTACTGGGACTTAGAAGGCTTTGAAGATACAGATTCTGAAGGCGAAGAGACGGGCATCGGCCTGCCTTACGTCATCACAATTGATCGCGGCACAAACAAGATTCTTGCCATCCGCCGTAACTACCTAGAAGACGACGCTAAGAAGACTAAACGGCAACATTTCGTAGACTACTGCTACATCCCCGGCTTTGGCTTCTACGGTATGGGTCTGATCCACATCATCGGTGGTTACGCCCGTGCGGGTACATCTTTGATCCGTCAACTGGTGGACGCAGGTACGTTAGCTAACTTGCCCGGCGGCTTGAAAGCCCGTGGTGCTCGTATCAAAGGCGACGACACTCCGATCCAGCCCGGTGAGTTCAGGGACGTTGATGTTCCTAGCGGTGTCATCAAAGATAACATCATGATGCTACCTTACAAAGAACCAAGTGGCACTTTGTTAACTCTGCTGGACAGGATCACAGAAGAAGGCCGCCGTCTGGGTTCTATCTCAGACATGAAGATCTCTGACATGAGCGCTAACGCGCCTGTCGGTACAACTTTAGCGTTACTTGAAAGAACATTGAAGACCATGGGCGCAGTCCAAGCCCGTGTTCATTATTCAATGAAGCAAGAGTTTAAACTGCTCAAAGGCATCATCAGGGACTACTCTCCCGCCGAGTATGAGTACGACCCGCAAGGCAACGACCGTCAGGTAAAACAATCCGACTACGACATGGTCGAGGTCATTCCTGTATCGGATCCTAACAGTTCCACGATGGCTCAAAGGATCATGCAGTATCAGGCTGTAATCCAGTTGGCTCAGGGTGCTCCTCAGATCTATGACCTGCCTTTGCTGCACCGCCAGATGATTGAGGTTCTAGGTGTCAAGAACGCAGAGAAACTAATCCCCGGCGCAGATGACCAAACGCCTAAAGATCCGATCAGTGAGAACATGGCATTCCTCAACGGAAAGCCTACCAAAGCATTTATCTATCAGGATCAAGAAGCGCATATTGCGGCGCACACTGCGTTCATGCAGGATCCAATGATTGCAGCCCAGATTGGCCAGAACCCAATGGCACAAAAGATCCAAGCCGCAGTAATGGCTCACATCGCCGAACACTTGGCATTCTTGTACAGAAAGAAAGTCGAAGAGCAGGTCGGTGTGCCGTTGCCCGCTCCAGACTCCAAGCTGCCAGAAGATGTGGAAGTGCAGTTGTCCCGTCTGGTTGCCCAAGGCTCCGCTCAGTTGCTACAGCTTAACCAAGCTAACCAGCAACAACAGCAGGCCCAGCAGCAAGCACAAGATCCAATGGTGCAGATGCAACAAGCTGAACTCCAGCTTAAGGGTCAGGAAGCACAGACTAAGGCGCAGAAGATTGCTGCCGACATTGAACTTGGGAAAGCCAAACTCGAACTTGAGAACAAGCGGATCGACACGCAGGCTCAACTCGATATGGCTCGTATGCAAGCACAGGAAAAACAGAACAACCAAAAGGTTCAAGTTGACCTGTTTAAACGGAGTAAGTAATCATGGATGGAGATCAGGCTTTTAAATATCTTTTATCTGATCTTCGTGAGAAGGAGAAAACCCTTCTCGAAAGTCTTGGGGGCGGGGCAGCTAATGACTACCCAGCCTATCGAGAGATGTGCGGCCAAATTCGGGGTCTACTGTACGCACAGACTTTAATTGTTGACCTTGTTCGAAAACTTGAAAGATATGAAGATGACTGAATACGATGTCAGTGCAGTTGATTTGTCGGGCGTGCTCAACAAA